CTGCAACTGTTGCATTCCAGTAACATCAAACCTCCAATGCTCTGCGTTGATGGCATCAGTCAGTTCCCGCATAATGTTATAGATCCAGTTATTATGCTTGGCGTAAGGTATCCAGCAGGAGCTGCAACTTCTGGCAAACGACTTGCGCGTAGTTCCATCCTTCTTCATCACAGTCGCACGCTTCATGCCAATCACTTCAGCATCTTGGCGCAGCATCTCGCACTGCGTCTTGGTTAACACATAGCGATCTACGGCTGCGGTTAAAACCTTCTGCTTGAACTCGCTCATTTTATTTCCTCGCAAAGTTCAAGCAATGCCTTGTTTAGTGCGTACTCAAAGCAAGCAACCTTGTCCTTGACGATGTGCTGACGGCCAGCATCGGCCATAGCATTGAACAGATCATCGTCTACATCGACAAGAATCTTGACGGCATCGTAATCCTCAACCTTGACCAGCTTAATACTTCTTCCTGTTTTTCTTTTCCTCATTTATCCAGTTCCTTTCTTATTATTTCAATCAGCTTGAAAATGATGTAACCAGCGCAATAGAGTGCCGATAAAGTAATGGTGCTGTAAAGCAAAAACCAACTTATTACCCAAACAATGCCAGCAAGATCAAGTAGGCAGAACATAATCGTTTTCCTTTAGTTTCCTCAGTAGCGTGCGATTATCTATTGCAACCCCGCTGGCTCTGCACCACCAAGAGACAACCCCCGTCTTGAAGTCACGCAGTAGCTTCTGCACCTCGTGCGAATTTTTGTACTCCAAGGCATCGTTGAGTGGCACGCCTTGATGATCCTTAATGATCTTCATACCCTTAACCATCCCTCGCTTGCGTAGCATCCGTAGGTCGCGGATAGCTTGGAGTGCAACCTCCCCAGCCAATTGCTGCAACCTATCGTCATAGTCTCCACGACAAAGCTGCGTGGACCTCACCGACCTAGCTCCACCAGCTTCGCTTCGTCAGCTTGGATCTGGTTAGCTAACTTAACCAGATCGTTTGATTGACCAGCGTAATGAATAATCATCGCGTCCTTGTAGCGGTCCAATCCAAAGTGCGACTCAACGCTTGTCATACAATTGAAGGACGGGTCAAGCTCGGTTAAAGGAATGTTCCACAAGTGAGCCATCACGTTTAACCAAGTCTGCTCCGCAAAGTGATTTGGGTGTAGGCCGATTGGCGGCATTGATAACACGCCAACGGCCTTAGTATGAACTACGAACACGCCAGTGTTGACGTAAAACTTAGGCTCAATTACTCCGCCAAATGCACCCGCCAGCTTTACCATATCTGGCTTGCGATCAAGATAAGCCCCCTCGTCAAAGGCACAGAACACGCCAGCGTCTTCCCCTAGGTTTGGGCAATCGTTTGCAATCAGAACATCAGCGTCAACAAACGTGACCTGCTCGTATCCTTTCGTTGCCATGATGTTTCCAATTGCCGATTTGGAGTATTGGGCTGGGTGGGTAAGAGGCTTGTCAATCAGAATGAAGTCAACGCTGTGGCGTTTGCAGTACGCCTCCATGCGTGGCTTAGTCAGATCAATGATCTTCTTCCAGTCCTCACCGAACGATTGCGTTACTAATGCTTGCTTCATTTTACGTCCTTCCATATTTTCCCGTGCTTATCCAGTGCAGATGACCAGATCATCATTCGATTGTAGAAACCGTATCCGTGACCTAATCGCATCAGCGTTAAGCTTGTGATGTTGCCAATGTGATAAAAGATCCAAGACAAGGCGAGTTTCATTTCTCTATCCTTACCCAAGCTTCCAGAGGCAGGTTCTCGCCACAGAATCCAACCTGGATCTCTTTCTTCTCCTTTTCTGAGATGCCGTAAAGCTCCCAGCCTCCGTCAATCTTAACTACGCGAGTGATCTTCATTTGTCGTTACAGTCGTAGTCTTCCCAGGTGATATGCTTGCAATCATCAATTGCTTCTTGTCGCGTGGGATATGTATCGTAGTGGGACCAATCATCTTCGTTGCCATCTCCAACCTCGTCAATGTAAACCGCCCACTCTGGCTTTCCGTCTTCGTCTAATTCTTTCTTAATCCATCTCATAATCTTGGTACCTCTTTCTTTATTTGAGCCAACACGAACAGCGACCTTACCAGCGCACGCTCCAAGTGGTCAATACTTGTTTCGCCGTTATTATCTGGACAAGGTGTGGACTTGTGCAGTTGCATCTGCGCCGTGGCTAGGTGGCGGATGGCTCTGGCTATGTGATAATCGTGCGTAGGCCGATCTTTAACCAACCAATCGCCGTAGGCCGACTTATCCGATCCTTTGCCCATCACACGCCACACGATCTCCTGCGCTGCGTTGCCCATCTCTTGGATTGTAGGTGCGGTCATTTGGCAAGATTCCTATAGAATTGGTCAAGCAATCCTTCGAGCCATAAGACATCGGCTGGTTCGATCATAACTTCATCCCAGGAGGGGTATAGCCTTTAACCCAAGACCAGACTTTCTGCATAGCGCAGAAGGCAATACCAGCCTGGTAAAGCTCGTCTTCATCCCATACCTTCGTTGTCAGCTTGGTAGCATCATTTGACGCCAAGACCACCGACACGCAAGCACATTTAGGATTCTCGCTTGCGGCTCGGTATGCCCATAGCTGGGCGCAATCTGTATCGTAAAACGGATCGTACTTTGGGTTAACCTTGCGGTTCTTTAGGTCAATGATAGTGTCACCAATACCGCGTAACTTGACGTAGGCATCACACCTTCCCGCATAGCCTGCGCCGACAAGACCCTTTTCGCACCAGTACGTTTTCTCAACATTTTTACTTGCCCATTCTCTAAAGGTTTCGATGTAAGGTTTAAGGATTTCATCTGTGGAGCAAGCTCGTTCCAGAAGGATGTTTTCCATTTCGGTATGCATCCTCGTGCCGTGTTCCGCTGCTTTGGTTGTGGACTCTCTTGAGTCTTTGACGATCCTTTTCGCATAAGCTTCGAGCGTTTCATCTGCCTCCTTCGGAAGTGTGAGCGAGGACATAATTGCCTGCTCAATCTTCCACGCCGTCAATTGCGGCTTATCCATAATGCCAAGCACGCTAGTTACGGATGGGTATAACCCCATCTGGCGCGCATCGGCTACGGTTGTGTTTCTTTCTTTTCCGTTCTTGCCAATCACAACGTGGGCGGATTCACCCTCGGCTGTGTACCAATGCCCCGCCTGGTCAGTAGCGACCAGACGGGAATTGGTAGGCTCTTTCGCTGTGATTGTAAGTGCCATATAACCTAGAACGGCACTTGGTTGCCGTCTGCGTCAAGCTCGACCTTAGTGGCCGTGGACTTGCCAGCAGCGGTAGCAAACTCTTTGGATGCGCGGATCTTCTCCTGCAACCATTCTGGCATATCGTTGAACTGTCCACCCTCACCCTGCTCGATCTCGTAGTAGAGTTGATCGTTGGTGGTGGTAGCTGGTGCTTTCATTCCTTTCGGAAGCTTGGATGCACCTGCGATGGCACAGTATTGCCGACCCTGCTGGCTAGTCTTGTGGATCAAGGTCAGCATAGCTGGCTTGCCAAGAAGGTTCTTCAAGCTGAATGCTTGGAGTTCCTTGGAGGTGAAGGTCTGACCGCGCCATTGTTCGAGAAGCTTGCGAAGGCTTGCTTTCTCGCCAAGGCTGCGGGTCTGCTCGATGGAAACGACCATAGGTTTTTGGACTGTGGTGCGTTTGCCATTTTCCTCGACCTCAAACTCATCAGTCTGATCGGGCAACTCAAAGGTCAGGCGGACTTTAGGTGTCCACTTCTCTTGGTTGTCCCAGTTGGTTTTCTGATGGCCTAGATCGACTAGGCTGTAGAGAACGCCTACAGTAGCTCCCGCTTCTGGTAGTTTACGTTCTTGTTTTGCTGACTCACTCAATGTTAGTGCCATGTTATTTCTCCTTTATTTATTTGGGTTTATTGTTGTTGGGGTAAGGTCTTCAAAGGCTGGGGACTTAACGTAGTAGCCTTGGGCAATCGTTGCGGTCTTTGCATACTCAATAGTCACATTGGCGGGTGCAATCTGTCGAGCTAATTCGCACACGCTGTCGGCGGTCAGTATGACCAGCCACTCTTTGCGTCCATTACGGCGGAAGAATACTGCTGGGATCTTGCCTGCTGGACAATCCCGCTTGGACTGCTCCATCCACTCTTCGGGTTTGAGGGCTTGGCATCGTTTGCCTTCAATATGGAAAGGGAAATTCTCGCAAACCACATCACCGCTACCACCTTCTGGATTGCCTGCGTATTGCTGGGTTCGTCTGGCTTTCTGCCAGCCTTGCTCACGTAGATAGTTTGCTAACTCACGCTCACCCGCCGCACCCTTTGCCCTGCTGTTGATTTTGCCCATCCATCGGTTTTAGGCAAAACCTCCTGCGCGGTCGATAAATTAGTTAGTTCCGCCAAGTCTTATTAGCGTGGCTAATATCATCATTAAATCGTCTAATCATTGCCATCATGGTCAGTTTCTCTACAATCTTCTTGTTCTGCTTGACCCAAGCTACGGCCTCATCGAAGGATTCGGTATCCTTCAAGCCAGCCTCAAACTTAGCCCACGCTTCTTTCTCGTTCACAGATTCTTAAATACACGCCAACCGCCACCTGTCGATGGGCAAAGCTTGGTTGTTACCGATCTGCACTTGGCGATTGGTAACAGCCAGAAAAGGTCATCGTTCATGCCCCAGCAGGCAACGTAATCCACGCCACTGATGGCGCGCTTGGGGATATTAAAGCCATTGCCAGTAGAAGTAGTGAAGCGATACTTGGTGCGCCCAGGCTCTACGGTCTGCGCGGTCTTAACTTGGATGCGGTAGAACTTTCCACCCTTCTCCGCTACCACATCATAACCTGCAAAATCCTCATATGGCGTAAGCACGTTATACCCGCACCGTAGCAACGCTCCTGTGACGCGAGCCACCCCAACTGCTCCAACTTGGCGTGATGATAATTTCATGCTTGACGGCTTTCGGTTTGTGCTAGAGACTTTTCACCATGAAAGCAATAACAATGATAACACTGACGGCGATGCTGATGGCATCGGGGTTGGCAGATGAACTTGATGATGTGTCTGGTGGAGTTTATGACTCTGGTTCCGCCGTGTTTAGTGGTGGCAAAGGATTGGCAATTACACAACACGGCTTATTGGTTGAGGATGGGATTCTTACCCTTACTCCAAAAGGTATTATATCTCGTTGCGGAGATTTCTATTATGGCAATGGTCAAATTACCACAAAAAGTGGATATTTGTTTTATGGTTCACAAGGCATAAAAGTTCAGGACGGAAACTATTATAGTGGAAAATCTGGTTCGACATATATTTTCTCAAATAATAAATCAAAATAATTAACCTTGTCCAAAAGTTGAAAATCTATTCCTAATCCTAGCCTCTAGTCCAGGAATAAACTTCTTTCTGGCTGGATTACGTTCAGCCATATTGTATTCATCTTGCAATTGAGCATCGCTAGCTGCACGCATCAATGCCCTTGGCTCAACTTGGTTAATCGCGGCTAGTGTTTTAGGTCCAAGCCCGCCATCTACAGCCACCTTCTGCCCCAGCGTATTCAATCCTTGCTGGATGTACTTTGTTGCACCGCCCAGCCCACGATTAAACGCGAGATCCTGCGTGAATGGCTGGAGTGCTTGAGGGAGTCTTTCAACGAGTGGCGCGGTATACCCTTGGATGTACTCTGCCGCTGCTTTGGCTCTTTCTTGCGGAGGTAACGCGGAGATTGTCTTGTACGCTTCTGGGTGGTATCGGTCATTGATTCCAGCTACCTCAAAGTTTCCGCCCATATCTCCAGATGGCAACTTGTAAATTGCTGGATAACCCTGCGAGTCCTTGCGAGCCTCCCATTCTACTGTCTTTGTTGGCAATGGAAGCTCGCCTAGCTCTTGCGAAATTGTTGATGGCCTTACATATTCATTCATAGTTTCAATCCTTGAAGCTTGTTGTAATGGTCTTTGTGGCTGTGCCTGCAATTCTTTGCGAATAGAATTGTCGCGCATTCTTGACTCTAGACCAGTTTGGCGAGAAGCCGATCCGCTAACATCAAAACGAGCCATTATCGGCTAATCCTTTTAGAAATTTCTTGTCTTTTTAATTGTGCAGCAATTTCAGCAAGATCATCATCCTTTTCATCCCTTGCAATTGCACTTAGGTTTGAAATTGCCCCAGGTATTGCATCGTTTGGTATTTCTGAATTTTTAGCCAACCAATTAACAAATTTAGGATTTGTAAATGCTCGGCCAAGCACGTTTCCCCCAAGGCCAACAGCGGCAATTCCAGTAACAACTCCATATTTGCCAGCCCCAAGAGAAGCTGCGGTAGCAAGATAGGTCATTGTTTGAGTTCCTCCAACAGCAGTTCCAGATGGATTTGCAAGAACCCTTGAACCCTCCCTAATTCTTGCTGCTGTTTCGGCGATTTTCTCCATATTACGCTGATACTTTTCACCAAATCTTCCAAACAAAGTTGTTTTTGCCTCTGGACTCAATCTATTCCAATTTGTAAGGAATCTTTCTGTGCTAAAAATATCTCCAGCCTCATCTTGCTGGCCTGGCAATGCTCTGCCCATTCTTGATATAAACGAAGAAGCAACTGCTTTTTGTTCTGGTTCTGGTATGCTTTGCATAACAGAGCGCAATCTTGTTGCCCCTATATCAGAGCCTTCAAATGTTGCTCTAAAAATCTTTTCTGGCTCGTTTCTGTTTATGAAGCTTTGGAGTTTTTCCATTCTCGAATGTAGTGAGCGTGTATATTTATTCGCTCTGTTGAACGCATTTACGGCTTTTGGACCAGCCTCTTCTGCGGCAACTCTTAAATCCTCTGTCAATGCCCCGTAAATCTTTTTATATTGGCCCTGAGAAACAGTTGACATCAATTGAACAGAGCTAAGTTTCTCGCCGATTTTAGAACGCAATCCTTTTAGTGCTGAAAATGGAATATCTCCTTCTGCGTTCAGCAAGTCAGACTCTAGATCATTTTTAAGGGCACCAATTTCTTGGCTCATTATGAGTTGATTTCTTGATAGTGCTGGCGCGCCCTCAATCGGCCTTGAAAGCTGTTCGAGCGCAGTATATGTATTGCTAGCTTTAACTGGCTTAACTTTTGGTATTACTGTTTCTAAATTATTGTATAATCCGCTTTCAACTGCTCTTGCTCTTGGAAGGAATACATCCTCAACTCCTCTTTGAATTCCAGCACCAGCTACGGTTGGTTCTTTTACCCTTGATAATTCTTCAGCGATCTGCCTTGTCTTAGAACCTATTTCAGCTTGTTGGCCTATGGCTTTCTCTCTCATCATGGAGATAGATCCTGGGAGTCTTCCAATTGTTGTTTCAAGACCCTGGATAACGCTACTTCCAGTTGCTTGACCAGCAGATGGCGTTGTTCCAGCCGCAGCAAAAGACTCAATATTTCTACGTATTTCCTCTTGCGTTGCTTTTGCCCTTCCAAGTTGACGCAAAGATGCCTCCCCAATAGGCCCAGCAGTTGGTATGATTGCACCAGCCAATCCAGCCGCAGCTTGACCAACTGGACCTGCTCCAGCTTGTTCTGCAAGGCTAGAGCCTATTGCACTGGTAATTCCAGATGCAGTCTGCATAGCTGGACGTTCAGTTAAAACTTGACCAACTCCACGCAATACTGGAGAGACTGCTTGCGTTGCTAGTTTCCCAGCAGCCATTCCGCCACCCATTCCAGTTGTTGCCTCTACGATATTAGATCGCATTCTTTCTCCAGCAGTTGCTGGGCGAGGCAATCCAATATCTGTCTTTATTTCATCAAGAAGCTCTCCAAGAGGCTTGCCTCTTCCAGTTAATGAGGAATATACCCTTGACCCAATATCAGTTAAAAGACCAGCCGTAGCACCAACCGCCGCTCCAGGGAGCGCGCCGACCCCGCCAAGCGTTGCTCCAATTCCAGCACCAGTAGCAGCACCAACTGTGATTGGGTTAATTGCTGCCCTTGCTGTAAGTCCAGTTTCTCTCACCAGAGCCTCACCAACTCCTTGTGGCTGTACGGCAGAACCAGCCTCGGAATAGTCACCAATTACTTTTTGTGCTATTTGATCCTGCTGATCCTCGGAAAGACCATCTGGGATTTCAATCTTTCCTATTCCCTCGATGTCGATAAGAGCCATTACTTTTTAATTCGCAAGCCTTGCGCATTGTATTTGCCGACCACTCCAGTTGCTCCTTGAGCAGCTTGAGTTGGCTGTGCAGTTCCAGTATCAAATCCTTTCCCAATTTGAAGCGATTGAGGAATATCAAATCCAGCTTCTTGATATGCTTGCAGTTTGTCCAAATACTCTTTTCTGCGTTGTGATGTAAATGATTCAAGTCTCTGCCCATAATCTCCAGTATACGGATCTCCAATTTCCTGTAAAAATCTTTCAGCTTCAGATGGCGTAACTGCAGCACCAGCGCGCGCCTTTAAGATTTGATTTCTTACTCCAGAATACGCCTGATTCATTGTCGTAAAATCTGGACTCATACCAAGATAAGATTTTCCAGCTTCATATCTTCCCTCAATTGGGCCATATAAATCTTCTCTAGTTGTAGAGAGTGCTTTTGATCCAAGTTCAACAAGATTCTTAAATTCAACAAGTTCTTCGGCTTGTTTAATCGGAAGTTTCTTAAAATTATCTTTTGCACTCTTAAATTGGATGTCGCGCATAGCTCTTAATGCGTCAGCACCATATCTGTCTCCAGTTTGCTCTGCTTGGTCAATCTGCTGATTAATTGAGGCTAATCTTTGCGCGCCCATTTGAGTGCGGCGAGTCATCACTTCATTTACCTGCTCTTCTGGTATAACTGTAGGAATTGCTCCCATTCCTTCAACTTGTCTGGTTCCTCCAAGTTCTCCAGCCCTAGCATAAGCAGCCGCCTTTTGACCAGTTGTTGCCTCTGGATTTTGAAGAATCTGCAATGAGGCATCTATTGCTGCTCCTCTTGCTTCTGGATCTTCTTTTTCAACAGCCATTCGCAACATTCTTGTTCGCAATTCGCGTTCTTGCATATCGGCTTCACGAAGCCTCTTTGTTTCTGGACCTTCAATATTAAAGCTTAATCCCATATTTGTCTCCTATTTGCTAAATGAAAAGCTTGGCAATAGCGATCCAATACCAGAAGCAATTGCCCCAAACTGTTGCGCACCACTAGGCTGGCTTGCAAGCGCACCAACATTTGCTCCATACGTTTTTGCCTGATAATCAGCCAACGTATTATAAATGCTCGCCGCATTCTGCGCGCCAATGAATCCAGCGTTAGGATTAACATACGCATAAGGATTGGCGGCTGAAGGAGTGGCCTGGAAGCCACCAGTAGCTTGAGGAGCAGAGGCTGCAAGGTAGTTGTTGAGAATATTCTGTTGTTGTCCAAGACGCTGTGAGGCGAGGTTGTACAGTGTAGGACCGCTTGCAATAAAGCCTTGAGCCGCACCCAAGCGGGATTGGGTAAGTGCGTTACGCAAGCCAACGTCACGCGCAATTGCGTCTGACATACTTTGACCAGAAGCCAAGAATCCTTGGGCTGCACCAAGGCGAGCCTGTAACCTTTGCTCGCCAGCCAATCCAGTTGTGACTGCTTCCTCTACGGCTGGAGCGACTCCAAAGATATTTCCTCTGGCAGTTTGTGCGGCTCTTGCAGCCTGCTGATATTGCCTCTGCTCTTCTGCACCAAGTTGTGAACCTAGCGCAACCTGACCAGCAATCCTTTGTTCAACATCACGCCTAAAGGCTTCTGTCTCTGGGCTGGTCGTTGCCTCAAGCGGAGTCTCGGCCATCGTCTGATACTGCTTTGCAAGGCCACGGACGGTTGCACCAATCGTTGGATCAATGCTCTCAATCTGAGCCAGAGTACGCTCTTCTGGTAGGCGTAAAGATTCGCGGAACTTTGCTAAAGCAGATGTCGCTTGCTCGCCGCTGATTGGCTTATATCCCTCGTAAAGGTTCTTGGCTTCAAGCGTATCCTTTTGAGCTTGGGCAAGTTCGCTTTTTAATGTATCAATTGATTTCTGAGCTTCATCCTTGCTTCTTCCAGCAGGAAGATCGGCATATATTTTATTGGCTTGATCGAGTTGGCTTTGGAGATCAGTTACTGCTGCCGTTCCAATATCGTAAAGACCCTTATATTGATTTCTGCTTTGCGTATTGATGTCGTTAAGAATTTGCTCGTCTGTTACCTGGACGTTCAGTCTTCCAGCAAGACCGCTTTTATTTACATCAAAAAAATTCTCGCCACGAAGAGCCTCAAGACCTGTCGATAGTTTCTTAACTCCAGCAACGGCTGATCCTATGTTTACGCCAATATCGGCCAAACCAAGCCTTGTCAGCGACTCACCAAGCTTTGGTGCTGCATTTGCAACTGTTGATTCAAGCCTGCGAAGTGCATCCTGCTCTACAACAAGCCTGTTGTATGCAGTTGACATTGCATCTTTTAATTTTGAACCCTTTAGGCTTAATTTTGTTACGCCGTCAACGTCTAGACCTTTCGACCTATACTGCTGTATCTCTACATTCTTTCTTTGCTCATTGATTGAATCAATGAGATCAGTTCCTTCTGTAATATTGGCTATGACCTGCTTGGCATCTAAACTTAAATTTTTTGAATCAAAACCACGGACAATCTTTGCCGCATCTTTTAACGCCTGCTGATCTTTTGTATTTAGATTTGCTATTCCAGCCTGTTGTGCTTGAGATAAAATATTTGAATAATTTGTTATTGCCTTTGTAAAGCTATCTGGATTGAATTCTTGTTTTGTTATTTTCGGGATTTCAAAAACAGCTTTATCTGCGGCAGCAGTATCAAATATTACTTTATTTCCAACCGTCTTTACATAAGTATTCTTTACGTCTTTTAGGCCTGCCGCAGTATACTTATCAATAAGTTCTTGATTCGGATCAACTGGCTGTGGTTTTGTTGCTTTTGCCATATTAAACTATTCCTGTCCTTGGAAGACCGCTAAGATAATCGACTTGATTCACGCCTTGAGATTGTTGTACTTCCTGCGGAACTGCGCCCATAGGTGACTGACCATAAAGGCGAGCGAACTGAAGTGCTGCTTGCTGACCCAAGCCACGCTGGGTTGCGAAGGCTTCTGGAGCAGTCTCGAATTGACGGCGCATAGCCTCAACCGACCGCTGTGGGCCAAGCTCACGCTCAACCTGCAGGCCAGCCTGGGCTGATCTCTGCAAATCCAATGCCGACATCTGGCGTTCTAGTTCACGCTGGCGGGGGGAATATTTCTCGCGAAGGCGTTGTTCCAAAGCCGCAATATCTGGTTGTTTCTGGATATACGTCTCCAACGATGAGCGATAGAATAAATCATTCGCCTGCGCCGCCTTCATAGGATCGGGCGGAGGAGGCGGTGCAGGAATAGAAGGACTGCCACCCATTAGAGTAAAGCCTTTCGCATAAATGTCATATAGTCATAATCCTTTGGTTTACCAGCACGATTAAATGTGATCCGCTTGCGAGGACCAAAGCGTTGCCAGAGCAACAACAGCAAGCACCTTAAGGATTTACCACCTTTTGAGGAGATAGTCAAATCAACAAATACATTCTCACCATACTCGCTATGCACATAATGGTCAGGCTTTTGCCCATCCTTTATGCACCTAGCAAGAGCCACTCCAGCTATGCCATCCTCATCCCTAACAATACCCACCATCCCTTGCTTTTCGAACCAGCCAAACCAATCAGCTAGGTTAGGCCACATTGCCTCTGGAACACTGCTCTGCTCAATATACTCAACAGCCGTCATATATTCTTTTGCACCTCAATAGTGTCTGGGTTGGCGGCCAACATAATTTGCTTAATAGAAAGCTTCCTAGACGGAGCCTCTATCTTAAACTTAATATTACGCCATTTCTGATAAGACCTAAGACTATCAGCCCTAAAGTTGTAGGTCTGAGCCGAAAGCGTGGCTGGGAGTGTGAATGGCAGGGTCAATCCTCCTGGTGTCGATGTGTCAACGCTTGTACCAATTGTGACATACTGAGAATCGGTTTCCCGCTTCATCCCTATTGTACATCCAGTAGCCGTGGAATAATAAAACTCCATCTCATAGTGCGACCCATACTTCTTTGAAATCCTATCGTCAAAATCATAAGCCTTGGTCACAACGTAGGACGAATAGGAAGTGCCGTAGTCCTTAAACTCTGTATTGCCATCACCCTGTAAGTCTGGATCAAGGTAATCGTAAAGATGCCCAACCTGCCCTGTGGGACTACCAATCGCAAGCTTTACGCAGTTTGTGGAGTACCCGCCAGAGAAGTTGGTCTTGGTCATTGCACTTGCGGCTATAGACCACAATCCCTCAAACGATCCAAACAGCGTGTTGTAAACAAGCACATAATTGCAGGTTGTCGAGTTGTCGAGAGGAAGAGCCAGATAATACCTGTTATTGTGGAACGCTGCATTGGCAGAGCTAATATAGCCCCTATTTATTCTTGCTATTACATTCTTGACCTGCTCGGTAAGGGTTGGGCCTACTGTGTAGAAATCATCGGCTGCTGACCTAACTACGCTTCTTATTCCATCATTAGAAAGAAAGAATACATCTTTGTTTGTAAAGATTGCAGACCCAGCTGCTTGACATCCAATCTTGTCGTTAATCAGCCTTACAGTCCAGCCAGCAGCAGTTGTTGCGGTTGGGTCGACAGTAACCAAGTAAATCTTGTTTGGCTTGAAGACCAGCAATTCAAAGTCAAAGAATGGCTGGATGGCAATAATGTCTTCGCCGTCATTACCTCCGACAACAATTGTATTGGTTGTTTTCCATACTTCAGCATCAAGAATGTCTGACGCATAAAGCGTGTTTCGGTTTGCTCCAGTTCCTACGGCAAACAAGCGATTGGTAAACTGGCGAATGAGGCGAAGGCCAGAAGGCGGAAGAGCAGAAACGCTGGCTGTGGCTGTTGCGCTAGATCCACCTCCGCCAGTAATTGTAACTGTAGGTGCTGAAGTATATCCCGACCCAGCGTTTGTCACGGTAATGGCCGATACCTTATTTGACACAACTGTTGCAACCGCTGTGGCTGTTGTTCCGTAGGTTAGGCTTGGCGCGCTAATTGTTACTGTTGGTGTTGATGTATATCCTGTTCCATCATTTGTAACTGTAATAGAAAGAACGCTTGTTCCCTGTCTGTAATAACTTGTTCCATCAGTAAAGGATAGATTGCTTGCTCCGTCAGCATAATAAAGCTTGTTGTTAAACTGTGAGAAACTCACGCTAACAGCACCGCTTGTTACGGTTCCAGCAGTAGTTCCAAAACTTGTTGAGCTTGTGGAGTTAAATAACTTTCCGTTGCACGCCACAACAATTCGTTCAATGTCAGGCGTATCAAAATAGTGCATCCCTTGAATTCCTGATCCACTTGATACGTTTGCAGATACTTGCTCAATCCCTTGCTTAGTCT